CTTTTTCCGCTGACGCGCATCCAAGGCGCTTATAACGAGATCGGCTGCATTGCGCCGTACTCGGTAGCCAAGATGGATAACTCTGTCTTTTGGCTGGGTGCAGATGCCCGAGGCCAAGGCATCGTCTACCGCGCGGAAGGCTATCAAGCCGTGCGCATGTCTACGCACGCCGTTGAGTTTGCTATTCAAAGCTATGGCGATTTAACCGACGCCGTTGGTTACACGTATCAGCAGGACGGTCACACGTTCTACGTGCTGAACTTCACTAACGCCGATACGACGTGGGTGTTTGACGCGGCTACCGGCTCATGGCACGAGCGTGCAGGATTCCGTAACGGCGACTTTAAGCGCCATCGCGGTAACTGCCATGCCCGGTTTAACGGTGAGCCGGTTGTTGGCGACTACCAAAACAACAAGTTATATGCGTTTAGTTTAGACGTTTACGCCGACGATGATCAGACACAAAAGTGGCTGCGTCGCTGGCGCGCGTTGCCAACCGGCGCTAACAACTTGACGCGTACCGCGCAGCACTCGCTTCAGATTGACTGCGAAACCGGCGTTGGTTTGAACGGGATTGACTTCTTTGACCCGCCTCGGGAAATCACAACGGAATTCCCTGCTGGAATTGCAGAGTATTACGACCTACTGCTGGAAGATGGCGGGAACTTGTTGCTGGAAGACGGTTTTTTTGTTCAGTTGGAGCCGACGTATTTCCCGCCCAACTACAACCCGTATCTACCTGGCGACCCAATCAACACCGAAAGCGGCAACCCGCAGTTGATTGCCAACCTCGGCACGCAAGTGCCGCAAGACGTTAATACAGAAAACAATCTGTATACGCTTGGCGTTGTGCAGGATGACGGATTAAGTTTGGCGGTGGATGCCCCGACAACGGTCGGCGCTAACCCGCAGTTAATGCTGCGCTGGTCAGACGATGGCGGCCACACATGGAATGGCGAACGCCAAACCTCGATGGGGCGAATCGGCCAATACGGCACTCGCGCTATTTTCCGCCGCCTTGGCATGACGACCAAACTGCGCGACCGCGTGTATGAGATTAGCGGCACCGATCCGGTCAAGATCGCCATTATGGGCGCTGAACTTCAGATTAGCGGTACGGCATCGTGACGCAGAACATCACGCAAATTCCTGCCCCGCGTGTGCCGTTCTTGGACGAGCGCACCGGCCAGATTTCGCGTGAGTGGTTTCGGTTTCTCAATAACCAGTATCAGTTAACGGGTGGTGGCACCACTGCCACCACGATTGCTGACCTTGAGTTAGCGCCTGCCTTGGCGGCTAATGTCGAAGACGAAATAGCCGTAGTAAGGAAACAACTTGACGATTTGCAAAAAGGGCCGCCTCGGTTTGAGCCGGGTCTTATCAACTACGGGTCGTTCTTTTCAACGCAGACTCAAGCGGCAACCGTTATTAACACGGCAAAAGCCATTACATATAACAACGCTGATCCGGCGTATGGCGTTTATCGTGATCCCGCCGATAACAGCAAAATTAAAGTTACTCGGCCTGCTATATACAATGTTCAGTTTTCCATCCAAATAGACAAAACCTCTGGCGGCACGGGGCAGTTTTATATTTGGCCTGCAATTAACGGCACTGCCGTAGCAAATTCAGCATCGCTGATTCAGATTCAAGGCAACAACTCTGAGATATTTTCGGCTGCTAACTTTTTCTTGCCGCTATCTAATGGCGATTACTTTCAGTTGTATTTTTCCGTTAGTGACCTGAGCGTTCAGTTACAGCATTTTGCTGCCGCTGCGCCGGTTCCGGCCATTCCTTCAATCATTCTGACTGTTATGCAGGTGTACGTATGACCGTTTACCTTTCAGCCTTTGCGGGAGCCGGGGCGCAGTTCTTTACCGACAACGGCGCTGTGCTGTCAGGCGGAAAGATTTACACGTATGACGCAGGCACCACGGCTCCACAAGCCACTTTTACGTCTGTCTTGGGTGACACCCAAAACACTAACCCCATCATCCTTGACTCAGGCGGGCGCTTGCCAGAGGACATGTGGCTGACTCAAGGGGCTTTGTATAAGTTTGTACTGACCGACGCCAATGACATCATTATTGGCGAATACGATGACGTTGGCGGTATCAACGACATTTCCGGCCAGTCAATCGCGTGGTCAACGATTGTTGGAAAGCCGACTACGCTAGGCGGTTATGGCATCACTAACGGCCTTAGCATCAACGCTGCGGCAGCCACGTATGCACCCAAGAACTCGCCCACGTTTACGGGCACGCCGTTGATCCCTGATAACGATACGGCTATCACCAACTACGCCGTTGGTTATCGAGAAGCCCCGCCGGTATCCAAAACAGCCAACTATCAGTTGGTGTTGGCGGATCGCGGTAAATCCATTCTGATGAACGGCAGCAGTTTGACGCTGACGATTCCGGCTAACGCGACGGTTGCGTTCCCCGTTGGCACGGTCATTATCGTGGTCAACCTCAATGCTTCGGCGCTCTCTATTGCCATCACAAGCGACACGCTGACCTTGGCAAACAGCACCACAACCGGCACGCGCACTTTGGCTCGTAACGGTCTGGCGACTTGCGTCAAGATTGCGTCTACATCTTGGCTGATTAGCGGAGCGGGATTGACCTAATGGGTGGCGCTACCTTAGCAGCGGCGATTGCAGGCACGACGGGGGGATCCGGTGCCGGCGTATTCGACTTCTCGCAAGGGTCGGGTAGCGTCACTATTCCCACGGGTGCTACGGGCGTCACCATTGAGGTTTGGGGCGCAGGCGGTGGCGGCGGCTATGGCACAGTCACCAACATCTTCGGCGAATTTCTGTATGAGCCGCAGGACAATCCTGGCGGCGGTGGTGGCGGTGGCGCCTACGCCAAACGAGTCATTGTTCTGACTGCGCCAGATGCGCTAAAGACCATTCAGTATGAAGTCGGTGCGGCTGGTAACGGCGGTAGCGTAGGGGACGCAGTGGGTGGCGCTGGCGGCCAATCGGTCGTGTTCTCTGGCACTTATACCCTCAGCAGCCCCCTTACCTGCACCGGCGGCTTTGGCGGTTACGGCGGTATCGGCATCTACGGCAGCCAGCAAGGCGCTGGCGGCACGCAGACGGGCGGCACGGTTCCGCCGTCAGTGAACGGCAACGGAGGCGCGGCCTTTACGCAGATCGGGGCGGCGGGCATTGTCGGCGATAATAGTTTGACAGCCGGTGGCGGCGGTAATGGTGGCGACCCCACGTTTGACGGTGATCCGGGTTTGCCCGGCTTACCCGGTCGCGTGCGATTAGTCTTTACCTTTTAGGTGACACATGGCAGTTAGCGTAAATGTTTTGATCCCGGCCAAAATCGCCGAGAACAGTCAAACAACTCAATACACGGCCACGAACGTGTCGACCATCATCGACAAATTCACGGCGACAAATTACAGCGCGTCGGCAGCGACGCTCTCGGTCAACCTCGTCACGCAGTTTGACTCGTCAGGCAACCAGAACCTGATTGTCAAGGCCAAGACGCTGCTGCCCTCGGAGACGTATACGTTCCCAGAGCTTGTCGGCCATGTGCTGGCGCCTGGCGGGTACATCTCGACGTTGGCCTCGGCCGCCTCGGCTATCAACATCCGATCGTCTGGGCGCGAGGTGTCATGATCGTTCGCCGCGCCACGCTTGAGGATCTGCCGGCGTATCTGCCGATGGGGCAGGCGTTCCATGACGCGAGCCCCATGCACCAGGTCATTCCGTTTGACCCGGAAGGCTTTAGCCAGTTTTACAAGTCGGCGCTGGAAAACCCGCACGCCGGCATGTGGCTTGCCGAAATTGACGGCCGGCCTGTTGGCGTCGCCGGTGCGCTTGCTTATCCCATGTACTTCAGCCCCTCGCACTTTGTCGCGCAGGAGCTGTGGTGGTGGCTCGCGCCTGAAGCCCGTGGGCATGGCGCTGGACAAGCAATGTATGATGCAATAGAAGCATGGGCAAATGAGCAAGGTGTGTCCGCCTTGTTCATGATTGCGTTAGAAGACGAACGGGCACCGCAGATGGAAAAGTTATACGCCCGCAAGGGGTTCCGTCCGATGGAACGCACGTTTTTCAAAGAGGTCGCATAAATGGCCATTAGTACCGCCGCAGCAGTTTTAGGTAGTGCCGTCATTGGCGGCGCTGTGTCTTCAAGAGCATCCAGCAAAGCCGCTCGCGCTCAGACGCGCGCTGCCGAAGAAGCTGCACAAGTGCAGCGCGAGGCGCTGGCGAGGCAGGAAGAGCTGTCGCGGCCGTTCCGCGAGACGGGCATCGAGGCGCAGAACGCGCTCGCTCGCATGTC